CAGCAATGCCATCGCGACGGCTTGGGCCGGCGGAGAGAGCTAGACGAAGGTCAGAGGAGGGGGGCTTAATCAGCCCTCCTCCGACGACTAAGTCGAAACTCTTTTCCGCAGGTTTGAGCCTAGTGGTGGCTGTCGCTGCTTCTGTGATCAGTGCGTGGCTAAGGAATCAACTACCACCTGAGTAAGGAGGAGCTGATGAAAAGCCTAATGCACTTCTGGCAGATCGTCCTCAGTAATGCGGGGACGAGATGTGGCGTTTGCACCACTCATGACGCTGAAACTGTCATGAGTCGATTTGAACACGAAGGCCTGTCGTTTCTGACGATTGCCTTGCCTGTGTATGCAAGGGACTTCGAAAGAGGTCTTGACGCTGGACAGGTCACTCCCAGTTCCTTTCCGGGATTTCACCGGAGGAAAGGTCTCCCCGCATTTCTGGGGGGTTTCCTGGAGTTGGTGTTCGATCGTGAAACTGGATGTCTACTCGACGACCCTGATCTAGAGGCAATTATCTGCGTCAGACAGCTCACCATGCTGTTTGGCAAAGTGAAAGTTGAGTGTACCGCGAGGCGCACTCGGCGAGCTTATAGGTCATACGTCGAGACTGAAGTACAGGTTGCGGAAGCTGACGAAATCCGATCTCTCTCCCAAAAGGAGGATTTTCGGAGGTTCTCTCGTCTGCTTTATGGACAGCTCCTTTCTAAGGTCGAGGAATCGATCTTTTACGGTGACATCTGGCCGAAACATGGGTCAGGTGCTACTGCTGACGGACTCCGGGGAAACTCGAAATTCGCCCAGAAGGTCTGGACTACCAAGCTTGAGCCTCTATTTCCTTTCGAGGAGTATGCTCTACTTGGGATCACGAGGTCAGAATTTGACCTTGATGACGTGACCTGGCTTGAGCCTGGCGCAGAGGTGCCTGCAAAAGTCACCTCTGTACCTAAGACCTTGAAACGCCCGCGACTCATCGCCGAGGAACCAACCTGCAATCAATATGTGCAGCAAGGTCTCGCCCGAGAAATCGTCGGTGGTATCGAGAACAACCAAGTTCTTGGTGCCTTGATCGGCTTCAAAGATCAAGATCCAAACCGCTTTGCCGCGGAATGGGGCTCCGTCTTCGAAGATTTGGCTACACTTGATTTGAGTGATGCCTCCGATCGTGTTTCTAATCAGCATGTAGATGACCTCTTTGCTTCTGCTCCCCTCCTTCGGGAGGCTGTGGAGGCTTGTCGTTCATCGACGGCTGATGTGCCTGGCTATGGCGTATTGCGTCTGGCCAAGTTCGCGTCTATGGG